TAGCGCAGAGGCGGTGGATGTTGCATTGCAAAATCTTACTAACACTGGTGGCAAATACGCAAATGGCGCAATTGCTCAGTCGGATACATTAGCTGGCAAATTTAGCACTTTGCAAGATGGCATTACCAGAACAGCGCAAGCACTTGGTCAAGTGTTATCGCCAGCATTGCAAACCATTCTTGATCAAGCAATTGGTGTCGTTAATTCAATCAATAACGCATTGGCTGCAGGTCGCAGGATCCAACAGTTTGGCATTGATGCACAGCAGCGGAATCAACTCTTTCAACAAGCTGGAAAAGAGGCGGAAGAAATAGCGCGTTTGCGTGGTGGCGGCAGGCTTGATCCTGCTGTATTTACAAGACTTCGAGATGAACGATTCAAAGATTTAATCGAGCGATATGGATACGAGACTGGCCAGATTCAAATAGAAACACAAGCCCCTACAATTGGGACACCCAAAACTCCTGAATTATTGGGTGGAAATGGTAATGGCGGAAATGGAAAGGCTAAAAAACCTGAAAAAAGCCTGCAGCAACAAGTCGCAGAACTCAATGCAATTGTCAAAGTTGAGCGTGATATTTTCAATGCACGTTTAGCTGGCAATGAAGTCTTGCAAGCTCAACTTGAAGCATACAAACGTCAACTTGAAATCAAGCATCAGGGTTTAGCACCTGAACTTGAAGCACTTGAACTGGAACGCAATGGCATTCAGCTTAATGAAACTCTTGCAAAATTAGAAGAGGAAAGATTAGAGCGTTTTGATCAATTCCTTATAAAAGAGGATGAGCGGATTGAAAACCAAATGGGGATCATCAAAAATTATCAAGAAGAAACCAGAATGCTTGAATTGCAGGCAGTTAAAGGACAGGAGTTTGTCGATAAACTCAAGCAAATAAAAACATTAGTAGAAGAAGGTGGGATGTCATTTGCTCAAGCATTTGATGAAGTCAACCGCAGGGCTGCTGCACTAAAGGAAAAAGTGGATCCTATGAAAGATGTATTTGAACAAATGGCTTCTACCGCGGCAACTGCTTTTAGCTCAGCTTTTGATGCTGCAGTTGATGGCACTAAGAATCTTGGTGAAGCATTACAGGATCTTGCCGGTGACTTGCTGAAAACAATTGGCAAAATGTTGATTATGTATGGTATCGCTCAAGCCTTGGGTGCGGCTGGTGGTGGTTCGAAAAATCCCCAAGGCATTTTAAGCTTCCTTGCCCGTGGCTTTGGATACCGCGCCAATGGTGGTCCTGTCTCTCCAGGTGGGACTTATATGGTTGGCGAACGTGGCCCAGAGCTGCTCACAATGACACCAAGCGGTGGTTACGTCACCAGTAACAGCACCAGTCAAGCTGCAATGGATCGTTACAGCAGCGGCAATACTCGCGGTGGTTCGATTTCGGTAAACTACAACGTCACAGAAATCAACGGCATGAAGTTTGTCACTGAAGATCAGTTCCGCGCTGGTATTTCTCAAGCAGCCAAGCAAGGCGCAGAAGGCGGCTTCAACCGCACCATGACTAGCCTGAAGAACAGCAGGTCACAACGCAGCAAGCTGGGAATCGGGCGATGACAATCGTTGCACTGACTAACTTCATCGAGATCAGTACGTCAGATGGAGTTGTCCAATACCGCTTCCAGAACAGCAAGCCAGGGCAGCTAATTTCGTACCGCAATGTGGACTACCCATTTCTGAGCTTTATCTACCAGGGTGCAGCCAAGAACCGCACGGGCGACAACTTGGAATCACGGCTAGTACTAGCAGCCAACGAGCTGAGTATGGGCTATGCCGTCGAGGCTGTAGACCGCAACTATCAGGTGCGTGTTGACAGTTGCTCAATGAATCCCACTGACTTTACCGTCGGTCGCACGCTAACAACTGAGTTTTGGCTGGCAGCAGGCTTGAGCTATGACCCAGAAACCATTGAGGTACTGCTAAGCAGCGGCATTGATGCAGTTGGGTCAAACGCACCAATCCGAGTGCTGACAACCAACCTGGTTGGAGCGTTGCCCACCACAGCACAGATCTTTAACAGGTGATCGCACCCCATCGGCTAATCGGGATGCGTTACCGCTTGGGTTCCAATCCAGAGCAGCACGGCACTGCCGATTGCTTAAGCCTGGCTTGTGCTGTTGTCCAGTACTACGGGTTTGCAGCCCCAACGCCTCAGCGCAGTTGGTACAGACGCCTGCGTCGCCACGACTACAGCGTCTTTGAGGAGGAGCTGCGCCGCTGGGGCGTGTTGACTGAACAGCCTAAACTTGGTTCAGTAGCCCTGTGTCAAAATGATCAGGGTGGTTATGGCCTTGCTGCTTTTTGGAGGGACGGTTGGATCAGTTTCGTCGGGTCGGAGGTGAATTGGTCTCCCATCGGCGCCCTACGGGTCGTCGGGTGCTACTACCCGCAGAAGCGGAGCTGTGCAATGCAGTCGGCCTGAGCGTTGACGAGTATTGGTATTTCCTGGAGCTTACGGAAGCGTATAACGGCGAACGGGCAAAAGAGTACGAGCTGGTTCCTGATGTAAAGAACGATCCAGTCTCCATCATCGTCAACATCATTATCGGTGTTGCATTGACTGCGCTCTCCGCGCTTTTAGCACCGAAGCCCAGAAGTGCGCCTAAGCAAAAGAGCCCACCAAGTCTGCAAACAGCCGATCAGTCTGGATCGCGTCGTTTTGCTCCGCAGGCTAGCTTTGATTCGGTTCAGGAGCTGGCAACACTTGGTGCGATTGTCCCCCTGATCTTTACCCGCAAAGGTGTACGGGTAACTTCACAGTTGCTGTGGTCGCAGATGCTGAGCCTGGGCAATGGGCAGCAGCTTCGGGCAATCATGATGTTTGGATCGGGGATTGAGCAGCGACCTGACTTTGCTGGTTTTGCCATTGGCGACACGCTGCTGGAGAACTACACCAGCGCCAAGCTCGCGCTGTACTTCAGGCGGGATGGCGGTCGATTCATTGAAACCGGGGATCGCTACCCAGAAGGCACCGCTGAAATTCTTGACTACACCGACGCTTTTAGCATTTTTTGGGACCGAAGCGGACAACCTGAACCGTACTTTTCTGGCACACGAACCCCGTCAACACAGACGCAATTTGGGGCGTATAACCCGATGCCGTGCGGCAATGCCTTTAAGGTCAATTATGAGTTGACGCTAATTCCAGAAGATGCTGATGATCGCATTAAAGACGATACGAAAGTTAAGCGGGACAAACTCAATCGGCTATTTCCTTGTCGCGCAGCAATTATTAGTGCCGATACCACTGGCGCGGTTTACAGAATAGACGCAGGCCAAGAAGATCCAGGAGCCTACAACCCATGGGGACTTGAGGATGTCAATTCAAGTATTGAGTCAATTCGCGTTAATGCGGACGAAGCCTGCTCAGTCGGTGATTTGTACATGGTTGGCGAGCGTTTCGCAGTAGGTGAATCTATTTCTACAACCGAGCCTTGGAAACCGTTTATTACAAAGGATTTTCGTCTTCGATGGTCAGACGAAACGACTTACACAGGCTTTGTAGAACCTAAACAGACGTTTGATGTATCTCTTCCTTACGAAAACGCCATTTTTCAACGTGCTGCTGTAGCGGTCGTATCGAACAACCGTGAGTGTGACGCAACCGAAATCGGGATCAAGTCAACTGTTTGGAAGCAGATCAATGGATTTCCAAATGTTAATAGCCAGCCAGATGAGGATACCATCCGTGACTACGAGAATAAAAACGGCTCAATCGCTTTAGGAAGCATTAACAAGTACATCAAGCGGCTCAGCTTCTTCCGCCTGTTAGTGCGGCCACTGGGTCAAAATGCCGCCTGGACTGACATCAGCTATGGCACGCTGTTCTGCATAAGGGGCCAAACGCCCCAGCCCCAGTACAACTACATCAGGATCTCCCACGCCCGTGGGCAGTACGAGTTCAAGCTGGCCCCCGTGCCAGGCAACGTCGCTTATCGGTATTTCACTGATCGAGATGTATGGCTGCTGCGCCCTGGGACGAGGCTGAGCTACACCACATACAAAGTTACGGTGATCTTTAGTGGTATGCGCTATCGCTTGACTCCTAGCGAACAAAGCAACAGCGAGTGGATCTTGGGCGATCCCCCGCCAGATCCGACAGGCAATGTTGTCAGTGTCAGCGATACTCAGCGCGGCAGCATCCCAACTTATCAGGATTGGTTATTTATTGAGGAACGCTTTGAACAGAATTCCGATTGGGTCAGATCATTCGGTCGTGAACGAGCTAGTTTTTATTGGGATGGGTCTTTAATTGCATCAATAGAGCGCAGCGGTAATCCTGAGCCCGTAACAGTAGGCAACGTCCAGTATCGCGCTGTAGGCAATGGATCCAATCAAGAAGACAATGAGGATAACCGTTTCATAGCCTGGCCGATTGCTCGTTACGAGCTGCGTGCATTTAACGAAACGCCCATTGCAAATCAAATCGTCAACGCTTCAGGCGGCAGCGGCAGCGGCTTGCAATTCCGCGTGCTGACATACAGCAACGGTTCTTACGACTGGACAATCGTTAACGGCGGTACGGGTTACAACTCTGGCGAAACCGTCTACATCCCTGTTGCGGATGTCACCGTCAGCATTGGAACCGACGGTTACAACCTCGTCCAGAACAGCCTGAACCCGTACGACGCCGTTGCCGACTTCACGCTTTATGAAGCCGAACGCACCAGCCACATGGATGGTCCTGAGCATGAGGTCGTTTATGTATCTGAGCAACTACAGCAACCACCGCCCCAATACAACCTGCTAGCCATTGCTGGCATCCGCATCAATAGCACTAAGGAGTGGTCAAGTTTTAACTCGCTGTCAGCTTTCGTTAAGCGTGGCACACCCATTCAGCGTTTGATAGCAACTGAGTTTAGTGCTACCAACCTCTTGCCTGAGATTGCCTACACCTTGCTAACCGACAGCACTATTGGGGCTGGCTCGTCGATTGGTCCCGATCAGGTAGACCGCGACCGCATGACACTAGCTGCCCGATTCTGTCAAGCCAACGGCTTTACCTGGGATGGCGTGATCACGGAGCGCGTCAACTTACGCGAATGGATCTTTGAGCAGGCAGGCTATTGCCTGCTGGACTTCACCATCCTGGGCGGTAAGTTCAGCCTGGTCCCATCGGTGCCTTATAACAGCAGTTACCAGATCAACTTTGCTGGCAAGCCTGAGATCAAGGCGCTGTTTACCGATGGCAACATCCGCAACCTGAAGGTGACTTGGCTGAGCCCGGAAGAGCGGCAGCTATTCAAAGCCACCTGCCTTTGGCGCAAGGACACCGATAACGGATTCCCTGAAACCAAAGTGCTCAGCGTCCGTATGGCTGATTTCCAGGGTGGCACCGATGGCGACCCTGAAGAAACCTTCGACATGAGCGGCTGGTGTACCACGTTCGAGCACGCCTTTACCTTTGCTCGTTACGCCCTGAAACTGCGGCAACTGGTCGATCATGGCCTGTCATTCGAGACCACCCCTCAGGCCGCCATGAATCTGGCACCTGGCGAGTATTTCCGCTTGGTCTCTGAAGTGACGCACACCAGCCGCTTTGACAACGGCAGCATCACAGCCGATGGCACGATCCAGAGTGTCAACACCCTCAACGGCTCTTACCAAATCCTGTATTGGATGCCTGGCACAACAGGGGTCAGCGAGACAACGCTTACAGCCGTTAATGGCAAAACTAGCCAAGCGTCCTTGTTTGGCAGCGTCTTTACGCTGAAGAACACCACCACCACCAACCGCGTGTACAAGGTGGAAACGCTGAGCTACGCCGAGGATGGGTTGGTAAATGTTACGGCAAGCCATGTACCTCTCACTGCTACTGGCTCGCTGGCGATTTTAGACTGGCCTGTAAATCACTTCGTCGTGGAAGCGAGCTGATGCCAACAGCGGCTTTGGCGTCGAATTTGCTTAAACTAAAAGGAGCACTGGTACGATTGTGGCCGCTTCGTTCCCATCAGGGTTAAAACCAACAAGCCGCAGCTACCGGCCAGGAAAATTTCCCCAGGTCGCGTTTGAGGCACTGAATGGTGCGACCACCATGATCCGCTACGGCCAAAAGCCGTACAACGCGGAACTGACGCTGACATTTGCAAACATCGATGACAACGATGCGGCCAGAATCGTAGATCATTACGAAGAACGCATGGCGAATTTTTCTAGCGTAACTTTTGCCAGCGCTACCGGATTGGCTGGATTGGGTTCTACGCTTTCATCTAAAGTAAGCGAGTCTGCATCAGGTCTGAGATGGCGCTACGCCGAGCCACCCCAAGTAGAAAGTGTTTATCCTGGCATCAGCACGGTGACATGTACCTTTACCGGCTACCTTGATGGTGTGTAGAATGTGATCAACGTACAGTGACGCATCATGGCGTTTTACAGCGGTCTCGACGGTCAGCTCTACCTAGACGGGAGCAAAGTCGGCAAGGTACAGAACTGGTCGCTCAATGCGTCGCAAGCAGTACTGGAAACCACCAGCCTTGAGGACACCGACCGAACTCTGATCAACGGCGTCCGTAGCATGAGCGGCAGC